AGATGGTAATGTAGACCCAGAAAATGATGAAATTACACGAGCACTTATGAAAATTGATGCCCGACCATCATCTCGCGTTGACTTCAATGCTCGTAACTATCGTAGCCAAGGTGCTGACCAAGTTCGCAAATACTTAAAACGTGTTTCTGTTGAATCAGTAGAAGAAGATGCAGAAGCAGACGCAGCAATTGATCGAGTTCGCAACCTAGCAGGTTTAAAATAAAATTCAAAAGCGGCTGTAAAGGCCGCTTTTTTTTGGTAAAATTAAGTTTGACACTAAATAACTTTATACGTTATACTGTTATCAGTTAGCGTATTTTTGTTCGCAGCATCGGAAGAGATGTATGCGTTCTAGGCTAATAAAATTAAGGCATAGTACAGGAGAAAAAACAATGGCATCTTTAGCAGATATTCGTGCTCGTTTAGCAGCACAAGACAACAAATCACAAACCAATTCAGGTTTCAAAGGCGACAACGCAGTTTACCCACACTGGAATATTAACGAAGGCGATACAGCAGTAATACGCTTCTTACCAGATGGCGACACTTCAAATCCATTCTTTTGGGTTGAACGTCAAGTAATTAAACTTCCTTTTGCAGGTATCAAAGGCGAAGAAAATAAACAGGTTGTTGTGCAAGTACCTTGCATTGAAATGTGGGGTGAGACTTGCCCGATTCTTACAGAAGTTCGTACCTGGTTCAAGGATAAATCACTTGAAGACATGGGTCGTAAGTATTGGAAAAAACGTTCATATATTTTCCAGGGTTTTGTACATCAAGATCCTCTCAAAGAAGAAGAAACTCCAGAGAATCCAATCCGTAGATTTATTATCTCTCCACAGATCTTTACAACTATTAAAAATAGCTTAATGGATCCAGAGATTGAAAATCTTCCAACAGATTATGACGCTGGTCTTGACTTCCGTATCAACAAAACTATGAAAGGCGGTTATGGCGATTACTCAACATCAAGTTGGGCTCGTAAAGAAACAGCTATTTCAGCAGAAGAAGCTGAAGCAATTGAGAAGAATGGTCTTTTCGATCTTAAAACATTCTTACCAAACAAACCAAGCGAAGTAGAGCTTAAAGTTATGTTTGAAATGTTTGAAGCATCTGTAGATGGTAAAGCATACGATCCAGAAAAATGGGGTCAATACTTCCGTCCAGCAGGTATGCAGGCTCCAGCAAGTTCTGATAGTAAACCAGCAAAAGCAGAAGCTCCAAAAGCAGAGGAATCAGCTCCGGCTCCTAAGCCAGCAGAAGATACTCCTCCATTTGAAGTAGATACAGCGGCTACTAAGGTTGAAGAACCAGCAGAAGAAAAAGCTGAAGGTTCAAGCAAGGCAGAAGACATCCTTGCAATGATTCGTTCAAGACAATCATAATAACTCCAATTTAGTATGGCAATTTACCTACACCTCTTAATCGGGGTGTAGGATTTTTACTTTATGGAGAATATTATGAATGACAGAATTATTATTATATGTAATAATATCAATATCAGTTGGACAAATAATATATAATATTATTAAGAACTAGGAGAATATTATGACGAAACCGTTCGACGTTTCAAAATTTAGAAAAGATATCACTAAGTCAATTGACGGACTTAGTATTGGATTTAACGATCCTACAGATTGGGTTAGCACAGGTAACTATGCGCTAAACTATCTTATCAGCGGAGACTTTCACAAAGGTATTCCGCTAGGCAAAGTAACAGTATTTGCTGGTGAATCTGGCGCAGGTAAATCATATTTTGCATCAGCTAACATTGTAAAGAATGCACAAGAGCAAGGCATTTTTGTTGTATTAATTGACTCAGAAAATGCACTAGATGAAGCCTGGCTTCATGCACTTGATGTAGACACAAGCGAAGACAAATTACTTAAATTATCAATGTCAATGATTGATGATGTTGCTAAAACAATTTCAACATTCATGAAAGACTACAAATCACTAGACGAAGAAGATCGTCCTAAAGTATTATTTGTCATTGATTCACTAGGTATGTTACTTACACCTACTGATGTTGATCAATTTGACAAAGGTGATATGAAAGGTGACTTGGGTCGTAAGCCAAAAGCATTAACAGCATTAGTTCGTAACACTGTTAACATGATTGGAGCCTATAATGTCGGCATTGTTGCAACGAATCATACATACGCATCCCAGGACATGTTTGATCCTGATGATAAAATTAGCGGTGGTCAAGGTTTCATTTATGCTAGTTCTATTGTTGTTGCTATGCGTAAACTCAAACTAAAAGAAGATGAAGATGGTAATAAGATATCAGATGTTAAAGGTATCCGTGCCGCGTGTAAAGTAATGAAAACACGTTATGCAAAACCATTTGAATCAGTACAGGTTAAGATTCCTTATGAAACTGGCATGAATCCTTACAGTGGCCTAGTCGACCTGGCAGAGAAAAAAGGGCTTCTATCAAAACAAGGTAATCGCCTAAAATTTGTAGTACGTGAAACAGGTGAAGAATTGTTAGCATTCCGAAAAGCATGGGAGCGCAATGATGATGGTTTGCTTGATAAGTTAATGCAAGATTTCGCTTTTGAAGATGAGATGATAAGTAATGAAGCAGAAGATACTGCTGAACTTACAGAGGAATTAGAAGAAGTATGAACGTAGATACATTTGCAGAACTTTGGGAAGCAATGCGCCCGCATTTTGCTGGCGGTTATGACAGCGCAGCGGAAGACTTTGTTACAGTATTGTCAGACCATGGCGTAGAACTTGAGGATTTTCGCGAACATATATCAGATTCAAATCTTGTTAAAGCATTAGCTGAATACGTCGAAGTTAACGACGAAGATATTGAAGATGAGTTTGCAGACTTTCACGCAGAAGATTATTAATGTGGTATAATAAAGTAACACAAAACCTAGCGAACATAGCACCTTTCATTGATCATTATAATGATGAATTACAAGAAGCTAAAAAAGAAGTTAGGGTCAACGGTAACTTAGAGACCAACATCAAAGAGTTACCGGGTGTTACTGAACATCGTTATAATCAATTACAAGAAATAGAAGCAGTATTAGAATTTTTAAACAAAGAATTAAGACGTATCAAACATAAACATTATAAGAAATACTTAGAAAGTTATGGCAGGGCATTAACAAGCCGTGACGCAGAAAAGTATGCAGATGCCGAGGATGAAGTAATCGACTTTGAAATGATTGTCAATGAAGTTGCATTATTGCGTAATCGTTGGTTAGGTATAATGAAAGGGTTTGATGCAAAACAATGGCAAATGGGCCATATTGTGCGATTGCGTACAGCAGGAATGGAAGATATTACATTATAATGTTTGGATCAGATGAAGACAGTCATAATCATTCTCTAGAGGTGTTAAACATACTTGAAGGGTATAATACATTTATGGAATCCATTGACACCTTGTGTGACATGGGTTGCGGTAATGGTAGAGATTTAGAATGGTGGGCAACTAGAACAGTTGAAGATGATACTGGCCGCAATATTCCACTTAACATTAAATGTACTGGTGTGGATCTTAAAGAAAAGATTTCGATTGCAAGTAAGTATGAAAATATAGAATACTTAACACATAATATGGAAGAAACTATATCTAATCGTAAATTTGATATTATATGGTGTCATAATAGTTTTCAATATGTTACTAATCCACTTGAAACATTAAAGAAGTGGTGGTATATGTTAACCGACGGCGGAATGCTTGCGTTAGTTGTTCCATCGACAACAGAAGTACAATATAATAAGTTACATTATACTCAACCTGACTACCATTATTTTAATTATACTATTCCAGGATTGCTTCATATGCTTGCGGTAAATGGGTTTGATTGTGCATTTACTCATAAAGATACAGATGATCCTTGGATTAAAATGGTTGTTTACAAAAGCGAACATGAACCAATGGACCCAAAAATCACACGCTGGTATCATTTAGCAGAAAAAGAATTACTACCAAAAACAGTGATTGATAGTATTAACAAGCATGGCGAAGTTTGGCAAGAAGAACTTACATTAGAATGGCTTAATCATAGTTTGAAATGGTATGGCTCGGATTAAGTGCGAAAGAATACATTTTGAATAAATAAGAGTATAAAATTTTATTTAAACATAAGGAATCGATTACTATGTCTTTAAGAACAGTTAGAATGATAGGCACAGCCTATTCAGAAACCGGTGATGTAACATTAAGTGTGTTAGTCAACGGTCAAGAAACACACGGATTAACAGTTCCAACACATGCAGGTGAGATGCCAGCATATGATCCAGATAATCCAGCACCACTGGAAGTATTAATGACTTTTGGTGTGGATCATACTGAGTTTGCAGCGGGATCATTACCCGTCGAGATTAGACCAACTGGCGGTGACATTATTTTTGCATACTTTGATATGAACTATCTTCGTCCAGA